CCGGTACCCCCCGGCGGCCCGCTCCCGCCCGGCGCACCGCCCCCGGGTGCTCCGCCCGGCGTCGGCCCGCAAGGGGGCGCACCGCCCGGCGGATACCCAAATCTCGGAATCAATCAGCTAGCGCGACAGATGGCACCCGGCGGCCCGTTCAAGCCGCACAGTGACGTGCGGGCGAAAGCGGGCCAAGCGCTCGGCGCCCGCGCCGGCATGCAAGCCGCGCTCGGCATGCGGCCCCCGGCGCCACTCGGCCAAGGGCGCATCGGCTCGACCCGGAACGTATCCGACCTATTCCGCCGCTTGCCGCGGCTCCCGAGGTAAACCGCCATGAGAAAAGCCGGTCACAGTGGAGAGCACGCGGTTAACTGCCCGAGTTGCATAACGTCGGCGGAGAAAATGAAAATGCCCTGGCAGGGTAGCCACCTCGACGTGTTCTCAAGCTCGAAGGGCGACGAGCTAAAGCGCAAGCACGCGGGGGCGCTTAACCGGGCGCTCCGTAGCGGCAAGGCAAAGTTTCTCGTGCCGCTCGTGCTCGCGGGGCTCGTCGCTAGCGCGCACGCGGCGAGCAAGTCGTGCGACGGCTCTACGTTGACGCCCGCGGCGCTCACGGCGACCGGCCCCACTCCGGATTTTATCAACCCGCGGGCGGTGCCGGCGCTCCTCATTCAAACCGTACGCACCGCGGGCACCGCGACCGTCGCGCTCGAAGTGTCGTGCGATGATTCGCATTGGGCGCCGGTCGGTAACGGAAGCGTGACCGTCAACGCGACCACGCCGAGCGCCGTCGTGTCCGTCATGGCGCCGACGTGCGCGTACCGCGGCAACGTCACGGCGTGCACCGGGTGCTCCGTGACAGTGCTCTACTCGTGTGCCGGGGCGCACTAATGCGTGCGCTTGTGCTCGGGCTCCTCGCCGTCGCCGCCGTCGCCGGAGCGCAAGCCGTGAGCGATTGCGGGCCGGCATGGAGTGGATGCGGCCCCGCGGGCGGCCCGACGACGAGCACCACGACGACGAGCACCGCGGCGCCGACCACAACCACCACGACGACGGCGGCCACGACGACGACAACGTAAGGGGGGAGCAATGCCGCTCATTCAACTAATCGTGGTGCTGATCGTTATCGGGCTCGTGCTGTACCTCGTGGAAACCGTCTTGCCGCTCGACCCGACGATTAAACTGATTATCCGCGTCGTGCTTGTGCTTGCGGTGGTGATTTGGTTGCTCTCGCTCGTCGGGCTCATGCCGACCCGGATTTCGGGTGTGGCGCCACCGTGGCGAATGCTTGCAAGCCGGTGGGGTTGACTAACCGCATGCTTGCGCTAAGACGCCTTGCCCCGAGATGGCACGCAAGCCGGTAGTGCCGCCGGGGCCGAAACGCGGTGGCCGAGGAAAGAACGCACCGCCGCCACCGCCGCCGCCATCGCGCGGCCGGAAAGCCAAGCTCGGAAGCAATGCCCGAGCCGGCACGCCCCCGCCGTTACCGTCGCCCCCACCTCGCCCGCGGGCAAGCGGCGGAATGGGGCCACCCGTACAAAACCCCCTCATGCGCGCGACGGCCGCGGGCAAGATGCCCGACATGGCCGAGGAGCGCGTCGAAACCGCGCCGGGGCCGGCAATGGCTCGCGGCGTTGGCGCGTCGCCCGCGCGGCGGGCCATGGCCCGCGGGATGCGCGGCGGCCGGGTCGCATTCTGACATGCCGGAGCCCGTCGCAATCCCGATCGACCTAGAGGAAGTGGCAAAGCTCGCCGTTGCGCTGCGTGCAACCTCGTATCACGAGCACTTGGAGCACTACGTGCGCGACCGTGTCGCTTATCTCCTCGACGCCGAGCTATCCGACCCGAACGCAATCTTGAAGTGTCGCGGGCAAGTCGAGGAGTTGCAGCACCTTTTACGGCCCGCATTCGCCGAAACGCTCGCGCTCCTCGGGCTCCGCGCCCGCGCCGCGCGTGACGCCGTGAATCTCGCACCGCCCGCGGCCCCACCCTCGCAACCGTGGTGGATCGACCCGCCCGACGCCGCGAGCGAGCGGCCGGTACCGTGACCATGAACGACGACGCCCCGCAAACCGCACCCGCACCCGAGCCCGGAGCCGCGCCGGAGATACAGCCGACGACGACCCCGGCCGCACCGCCGGCCGGCTCCGAGGAACTAGAGCGGCTCCGGGCGGATCACGCCCGCACGCGCGAGGAGCTAATCGCCGCCAACGCCACGCTTCGCGCGGTCGAGCAAATGCGCGGCCCGGCCGTGACGCCGGAGCAAGCGGTGCCCCTCGTGCGCTTCTCGCCCGCGCAAGCGCGCCGGGTGGCGCAATCGCTCGGCGGCCAATGGACGGAGGAAGCGGTGCAGTCGCACGCGCCGATTTTCGCCGTGTTCCTGCAAGAGCTAGCCGGCCCGTTGCTCTCGGGTATCGAGGGCATGGCCGATGTGGTCGACCTCCTCCAAGCCCGCCAAGAGGTGCCGAAATACGAAACCATGGCGGAGGAAGTCGACCGGCTCCGCAATGAGTACCGCATGCGCGGGCAGACAATCACCCGCCGGCAAGCGGTCGCCGCCGTGCGCTCTCGGCGCATGGAGGATCCAAAATACATGGATGAATTGCTCGCCGAGCGCGAGAAAGAGCGCGCGGCCGACAATCAGCGCCGAGCCGCATCGGCCGCCGCCGCCACTACCGAGGGCGGGGCGACGGTACAGAAAGCCGGCCCGGAGCCGACGAAGCAACCGCGGGCGCCACAGTCACGGGAAGAATTTGCCCGCCTACCGCTCGAAGAGAAGCGGAAAGTCATGGAAGGGCTCACGATTTAACTAAGGGAGGGCGCCGGGATGGCGGGCACGACTTACAGTTACACCGATCCGGGGTTGAGCACCTCGACAACCCTAGCAAACGATCTTGCACCGCTTTGGTTGCAGGATGAGCTTCTCATGGTCGCGGAGAAGCTCACCGTCTTTCAGGACATGGGCGAAACGCCCAACATGCCGGAGGGCGAGGGCAAGACGTACTCCGCGCAGCGGTACGAGCGCTTGCCGCTTCCTGGCTGGCCGCTCACCGAAGGTGTGACGCCGGATTCCACGCAACTCGTGGTCAACAAGGTGACCGCCGTCCTTGAGCAATGGGGCATGGTGACCACGCTTTCGGATGTGGCGCTCATGACCACAAAGCATCCGGCCTTGCAGGCGGCCAAGGATCGACTCGGCAACGCGTCGGCCGAGTTGCAGGACCGGGAAATCCAGCGGGTGCTCATGGGGCAGGGTGTGGTCACGTACCCGAACGCGAAAACGTCGCGCTCCGCGCTCGCGGCCGCCGACTTCCCGGGAACGGATTTCGTTTCCGGTATCGTCGCCACGCTCCGCCAACTCGGCGCGCCGACCTTCGCCGGCTCCATGTACGGGGGCGTATTCGACCCCTACACGGAACAAGACTTGGCGAAAGATACGACCTTCGTACTCTCGCACCAATACGCCGAGACAACTGCGCTTTTCAATGCGGAGGTTGGCCGGTGGCGCGGCGTGCGGTGGAAGCGCTCCAACATGCTCCCGATCATGTCGCTATTGCCGACGGGTGCCGGGGGCGTCGCGGTGGCGGCGAATACGACACTCGGCACGGGCGATACCGGCTTCACCGCGGGTGCGACGGTCAAGTGCACGTCGGCGCTCATTGACCCGATCACCGGGCTCGACACAAAGCAGATTGTCACGGCGACCGTGACCAACGCGGCCGCGTTCAACGTCGCGTTTACCATTGCCGCGGCCGCTCCCGAGGGGCGGTATAGCCTCTACATTTCGACCGAGGGCGGGGCCGTGCCGCTCTACCAGGGTGTCGTGCAGAAGCCCGTTGGCTCCGCGCTCACGGTCAACGTTGCCAAGGTCGCCGGCCCGACGAGTACCTCCCTCACCTTCGCCACCGGTGCCCCGGCCGGGGCCGACCCGCCCGCCGCGATCAACGTGCACACCGGCTACATATTCGGCAAGCAGGCATTTGCCGTGCCGGCCATCGGTGCCCGGGTGCAGGCGACATTGACGCCGGCCACCGCCACCGATTCCGACCCGCTCCAACAGCGGCGGAAGGCCGGATTCAAATTCATGACCAAGACGTGCATTCTCAATCAGGATTTTTTCCGGCGCTTTGAGTGTGCGTCGCAATTCTCGTGACATGGGGCGCCCGCGTAAGTATCCGCTTCCCGAGTCGACCGCTCCGGCGCACGCGCTTGCGGCGCCGGAGCCCGACGACGACGAGGAAGAGAGCCCCGACGAGCTAGAGCCCGAGCACCTCGTGGCGCTCGCGCTCGACAACCCGCGCATGCGGTTGACGCCGCCCATGGTGGCGGCCCTCAACCAAGCGTGGAAAGACAACGTGCGCGCCGACGACGACGAGGGCAAGGCGCACGCCCGGCGCATCGCCGGACGGCTCAAGCGCGCATCGCATGCCGAGCTTCACCCCGGGTGCCAGAAAGTCACAATCACCGTGCCGACGCTCAAGCGGCGCAACGGTGGCGTGTGGTACGTGAAAATCAACGAGCGGGCATACGTCGGCGAGTGCACGGTATGGGAATGTGAAGCGCGCACGATCCTAGAGCTTGCGCACCGCTATCAACTCGTCGAGGAAGAACGGATGGAGGATAGCCGCGCGGTGCACCCGACCTTCGACCTCGACACGGGCACCGTCGTTGCCGAGCGTGCCCGGGCGATCCAGCGAGCGTGAGCGGATGCCGCACGGGCCGAGCAAGCAACCGCCGTTTTCGGGTCAACTCACCCGGGTAACCCGCGAGGGCGAGCAAGCATCCATCGCCTTTACGGCGCACACGCCCGAGGAGCTAGCGCGGAAGCTCGGCACCGCAAGCGGCGCGCTCGATACGCTCGTGAAAGCCAACAACGCCGCGCTTCTCGACGCCGCATCGACCTTCGAGGAGCGGCAAACCAAGGTCTACAACGCTGCCGTCGCGCAACTCCGCCGCGAGCTAGGCGGCGATACGCCCGGCGCGGGAGAGCCGCAGAGCCATGCCGACAACTCCGCCGGGCAGGTACACGAGACAGCGAATCCGTGACTTGGCGTTAAACCGTGCGGGTAACCGCGCGCTCGACGCCGACGCCACGGATTTTCTGAGCCAGCACCTTTTCGAGTTGTACACGCTCGCCGATTGGCCGTTTCTCTACGTGGCGGCCGCGCTCTCGATTGGTGCCCGCACGTGCGACCTTCCGCCCGATTTCGTCTCGTGTGTCGACGACCACGCGTTGCAGATTCTCTCCAACGACGGCTTCCCGACCCCGAATAGTTTTGCGCTCGAAGTGTCGCCCGAGGAGCTAGCCGCACGCTCCGGCCCCGGCATGCAATGCGGCTCGCCGCCGCTTCTCTTCGCCGTCTCGCGCTCCGATAACACGGCCGGGTTTTTCCCCGACCCGAGCGGGCACAACGTGCAAGCGCTTCTCCGCTATAAGCGCTTGCCACCCGAGCCCGACCCGGCCGACGAGCCAACCGACATTCCCGTATTCCCGTACCATAATTATTTGGTGCAAGCGGTCTACGTCTTTGCGTTGGAGCACGAGCGCGACGGCCGAGCGCCGCAAGAGGCACAAAACCGCGACACGTTGCTTGCCGCCATCCGGCGCGGCGCGTCGCCGCTCCGTGCGCAACGGGCCGACATTCCGCTCGACCCGGAGCGCTTCCGCACGCCGTACCGTGGCGGCAACGGGTCGCGTGACGGGTGGTATTAGATGCCCGGCGATAGCGACCGCGAGCACAAGATACCCGTACGGCGCTTTACGGGTACGATGGTCACGCTCGACCCGGCCTTTACGCCGCTCGGCTTCCTCTTCTCGTGCGACAATTGGGTACCGTCGCTCACGTACGTATTGAGCAAGCGCTACGGCTCGGCGTCGTGGCAAACGTTGCCCGGCGCGGTCGGCTACGTTGACCGCTTGTGCTACAACCTCGGCTCCGACGGGCACCGCTACCTCTTCGCCGTCGCAATCATGGCGAGCGGTGGCGACCAACTCTTAGTGTCGGTCGACGATAACGCGTTTACCGCGGTTGCCAACGGCACCTTTGCCAGTCACGGCATGCACTACGGCGTCGCGGCGAACGGGGATACGGTGTACGTCGGCAACGATACCGACCCGTTGAAATACATTCACCTCGGCGATCCCGCGGTGGACGTGCTGCAACTCGCGCTCGCCAACGATACCGGATGCGCCGCAACGTGCGTCGCCGACCCTAACTCAAATATCATCGCCGGGACGTACGCGTACCGGTGGGGCGTCTACAACAACACCACAAGCCGGTGGGTTGCGCTCGGCAACGTGCAGAATGTGACCACGCCATCGGGAAGCCGGGTGCACCTGGAATTTACGCCGCCGTCGGGCGGCTTGGCGGCCGGGCAAAACTGGCACCTCTTCGTTGCTGGCGTCGACCAAATGATAGAGGGCGCGCACGATCAATTGCCCAACGGCGTCGCCGCCGGCACCGCGCCTATCTTCTCGCTCTACGACGATCCGACCGTAGACACCACGGTTATTCCGATCCCGTCGACCGTGAGCCGCCACGGCTCCAACCTCGTCGCGCACCGTGGATGCATCTACGGAGCCGGGGGCGTCGGGGCCGAGGGGAACCGCGTGTGGTGCACCTCGGTACTCGTGCCGGGGCTTGAGCAATCGGTGCGCGACCAAGGGCTCTTTTTCCCGGCGCAAGCGCTGACCCGCGACTTGGGCGATACGATCACCGGGCTCGCCGTCGTGCCGCAAACCTCCGCCGTCGCCGTGCCGACGGCCCCGCTCGCCATCTTTACGCCGTTCTCAACGTGGATGTGGCAAGGCGACTTGTCGAGCGACGATCCGACGGCGAGCCTCTCGCAAATCTCCGCGGAGATTGGATGCCCGAGCGGCCGGACGATTGCGGCGAGTACCGTCGGGGTTGTCTTTTGCGGTAAGCGGAGCGTGTATTTGCTCTCGCCCGACGCTCAGGAGCCGAAGGATATTGGCTGGCCGATAGAGACGGCCGTCCGGGCTATTCCCTCCGACGCCCGCAACAAGTCGTGGGCGGTATTCCACCGGGGCTTTTACAAGCTCGCCTTTGCCCCCCCGGGCGCGGCGTGGCCGACAGAGCAATGGTGGCTCGACCTCCGCCACGGGCTCGGCGACCCGCCGTCATGGTGGGGGCCGCACACCTTCCCGGCGTACACCGCCAGCGTCAAAGCGCCGGACCACCCGGCGGAGGATGATAGGCAGTGGGCGACGCTCGGGGCGGGCATGGTGCTGCTAGTCGACCAAGCGGGCTCCTACGTGGAAGCCGGCGTGCCGCCCGTGCCGATCGTGTCGCAATGGAAAACCGCCTACCTCGACGACGGCACGCCGCTTACGCCGAAGCTCGCCAAGCGCGTGCGGCTCATTGGTCGCGTGGACCAAGATACCTCGGTCGGGTGCACGGTATCCGGCGACGAGGCAATCTCGACGAGCGGCTTTCTCGACTTCAAAGCCTCGGGTGGTGGCGAGTGGAATGTCTCCGACTGGAACACGGCCGATTGGGTAGTGTCGGGCTTGTGGCTCGCCGAGCTTGAGCTATCGGTGCCGGAAATCCGGGCGCGCTCGTTTCAGGTAATGTTGGCGCACAGTTTCCCGACGCAAATGGATTTGCGAGACTTTGAGTTGCGCGTGCAACCGTCGGCAAGGGAAACGAAGTAATGTCGATTATTCAACGGCCCGGCAAAGAGGGGAACGCGACCACCTATCAGGGGAAGGTCGCGGCCGGGTACACAAAGATTCTCGCGTCCGAAGTCGACGCCGACATAGATTCGATTTACTCGGCATGGAATAGCGGCGCCGATACCGTCAATATCAAAGACGGGGCCGTTACGACGCCGAAGATTGGCGCGGGCCAGGTGGTCACGGGCTCGCTCGCCGACGCGTCCGTGACGCAACCGAAGCTCGCCGCGGGTGTGACGGCTAGTCCGTCGGGCAATGCCGGCGGCGACTTGACCGGCGTCTATCCCAATCCGTCGCTCGGTGTGATTCAGAGCGGGCAAGTGGCCCTTGGGTATGGCGCCCGGATCGCCGCTATTGCGAATCTCCTCGACCTTAGCACCAACGAAGCGGGGGTGCCGGGCGCGTCGACCACGGAGGCCAGCTGGATTCTCCGCTTCGACGAGGTGGCGGATACGTTGACTGTGCTCCGCGCTCCGCCCGGCCCGGGCGCGTACGTCACCGTCGCAATGATTGACGCGGCGGGCATCTTCCATGCGGTGCTCAACGCCGGGTCGGTAGGACGAACACAACTGATTCCGAACGGCATTTATGGCCCGTCCAGTCTGAGCCAATGCCCGGCGGGTTATGGGGCCGCGTCGCCCGTCGGCTCATGGTTTACGTACATGACGCTCGCGCC